TAGGTAAAATCGTAGGTAAAATATTTAAGGACAAATATAATAAAGCAAAAATCGAAGAGTTTGTAAACGAATTTAAATCTAAAGAAACTGTTGATGAGAAATTTAAAAACATGAAAGTTGTTTACGGAGATGATATTAAAAAATATTATAACGGGAAAAATACCGAAAACCCAAAATCAACATTAGGTGGTTCATGTATGAGACATGAGGAAAATCAGGGATATTTTGATATTTATACAAAGAATATACCCCCAGTTAAACCACCAGCTTATTCATATGCTGGATTATTGGTATTATTTGGTGATAGTGGGGATAAGATTATAGGTAGAGCAATGGTTTGGTTTAATGTTGTTATAGTTGCATCGGTAAAAGATAGATCACTCCCTCCTCCGTTTTGGGTTTTTATGGATAGGATATATACAAATCAGGATAAGGATCAAAATATATTTAAAGATTATGCAAAGAAAAATGGTTGGTTATATAAACAACAACAAACATATAGTAATGCCACGTATGTAAATCCAAAAACAAACACAAATCATTCTCTATCAATGAGATTACGATTAGTGGCTAAGTCGTATAATTATTATCCATTTTTAGATACTATGCAATATTACACTCCAGAGACAGGAAGACTATCAACAACACCAAGTAAACTTATAAAATATAAACAAATTAGAATTCAAAGTACTAGTGGGGGTTATTCTTCCTTATAAAAATTAGAATAAAAAAATCTTGAATGATGATAAAAAATGGAAAATATTTTATATTTTCCATTTTTTTTTATATTTTTGTATATGTTATGGGGTATCCGATCATCTCCCGTGAAAAGGAAATTTAAAATTAAAGATAATGGAAAATGATATTGTAAAAAGATCAAAAAAATACTCATTGAAAAAACACGATTTACCATCAGATTGTCAAAGATATGGAAATAAACCATATTCGGTGCATTTGATAAATGTTGTTAATGTTATTAAGAGATATTTATATTTGATTGATAAAGATTTACATGATGATGTAGTGGCATCAGGTTTTGCACATGATTTAATCGAAGACACGGATACTTCACCTAGAAATTTAATAGAAATTTTCAATGAAAGAATTGCTGATATTGTATTTAGAGTGACTAATGAAAGAGGTTATGATAGAAAAGAAAAAAATTTTAAAACTTATCCTAAGATATGGGTTAGTGATTTAGCAATTTTTGTAAAATTATGTGATAGGATTTCTAATACGAAGAATAGTAAATCAACTGGACATAAAATGTATAAGGTGTATAAAGAAGAATATCCAATTTTCAGATATGCTTTAAAGGTAAGAGGGTTATATCAAGATATGTGGGATGAATTAGATAAATTATCAGAATATGGTAAATAAAATAATTTATATATAAATATAAATTAAAAATGAACTAATGAAACACATAAAAGAATATAATAAATATGTTGATCCTTTTGGTGAGGATGATTGGGATGAAGTAGAACAAGATAATACATTTCTTACATGGTTAAAAATTAATTATCCTGATGAGAATACATGGAAAGATATAAGAACAATTAATTGTGGTAATGGGGTATCCAATCTAACAGATTTAATTGGTATTGATAAATTAATTAATTTAATATCTTTATCTTGTAATAATAATCAATTAACAGAATTGGATTTAACTAAAAATATTAATTTAGAATATTTATATTGTTTTAATAATCAATTAACAGAATTGGATGTAACTAAAAATATTAATTTAATAAGTTTATATTGTAACAATAATCAATTAACAGAATTGGATGTAACTAAAAATATTAATTTAATAAGTTTATATTGTAACAATAATCAATTAACTAAATTAGATGTAACTAAGAATATTAAATTGGTATATTTATATTGTCATAATAATCAATTAACTGAATTAGATATAACTAAAAATATTAAATTAATATATTTACGTTGTTTTAATAATAAATTAACTAAATTAGAGTAACTAAGAACCATGATTTAAAATTAAAAAACATTAGAAAATAAAGTTAATTGGATTTTGTAATAAGTTTGAAAAATTAATATATAAAAGAAAATATAAATAAAAATGGAAATAAAAAAAGTAAATGAGTTAAATGAACTACCACGACACTAAAGATGTAGTGGTTTCGGGAACATAAAGTTCCTTTTCTTTAAACGTTTCATAGATTATTATGCCTTATTTGATTTCCACGTTCGTAATCAGTCGTTCCAACTGATATTATTTTTAAATAATCAATTATTAAAAATTGATCTAAATCAACTTGGTTATCGTTGATTATTAATTACTTTATTGGTTTTATCTACAATTCAAGATTTCATTGTAGAACCATTTGAACCAAGATATCAAAGAACTTAATAATTATTATAATTAAAAAATAATGATTTTTTTATTTATTTAAAGTCAAATTCATCTACGACACTAAAAGATGTCGTAATTTTCTTTGACGGGTATATAAAATAAAAAAATATTATTTAGTATTTCGCGCAGATAATGGAAATAGAGAGGATTGTAATGTTTATTATTCTTGGTTGGTTTATGATTTGAGTAAAAGAGAAACAATTAACAGAGTTGGTGAAGAAGGATTGGATGCTGAAATAATGAATCCTTTAATCGCATAAATATTAAGTTAAATGTAATTAAGAATAATAATTTAAAATTAAAATAAAGTTTTGTAATATATTTAGTATATTTACATCTTTATTAAAAGAAAAAATAATTAAAATTTTTTAGGGGGGGTTTTTATGGAATTTTTAATACAAACAATAAACGGAAAAGTGAAGCATGATTTTAGTTTTACATTACTTGAAAGCATTGAATATCAAAATTGGTTAAGAAACGATAAATCATTTAAAGCAATTTTTACAGATGAACTAACATTACCAAATTATATTCCAATTGGAAGTGTTGAGTTTGTGAGTAAGTATTTAAGTGATTATTTTGGCATTAACCCAAAACCAAGAAATATACCTATTGAGTTAATGGGGAAAAATTGGACTGGGAGAAATTTGATTAATGGGACCGAAAATGATATTAAAGGTAAAAAGTTTGTTAAATCAAATGACAAAATAAAAACATTTACTGATATATGTGAAACAGCACCAGTTGGTAATTATCAGATTTCAGATTTAATTGATATTGAAAGCGAATGGAGAGCATTTATTTATAAAGGCAAGCTTGAAGGGTTACAGAATTACTCTGGTGAATTTGATTTATTTCCTAGTGTGTCCAAAATAAAATCAATGATTAAAACATATACGACACAACCAGTAGCCTATACATTAGATGTCGCTATTTGTGGAACGGATACTGTAATTATTGAGGTTCACGACTTTTTTAGTTGTGGTTTATATGGGTTTACAGAACACAAAATATTACCTTTCATGTTTTCAGATTGTTTTAATTCTTTGGTGGGTAAAAAATTAAATAAACAATTAAAGAAATAAAATATATCAAAACAGAAAATAAAATTTATCAATGTTTGAAAAAAACAATATTATAGTAATAGGAAGCGATCATGGTGGGTATAAAATGAAAGAATTTTTGAAAAAGAAATTATCATTAAGAGGTTATAAATTAAAGGATTATGGTACTAATTCTGAAGATAATGTCGATTATCCAGATATTATTCATCCAATTGCAAAATCAATAAATGATGGGAATTATAAAATCGGAATTATTATTTGTGGTAGTGGAAATGGGGCACAAATAACAGCAAATAAATATTCAAATATTCGGGCAGCACTTTGCTGGAATAAAGAACAGTCAAAACTCGCAAGAATGCATAACAAGTCAAATATTATTTCTTTACCTGGAAGATTTATTGATAATAAAACATCCTTAAAAATAGTTGAATTGTTTTTAAATACCGAATTTGAAGGGGGTAGACATAAAAAAAGAGTAGAAAAGATTTCAAAAATTATTTAAATTAAAGAATGAAAGATTAAAAACCTTTCATTCTTCTGATTGTTTTTTTATTCAATTTGTAAATTATATTATCTATGTTTCATTTGATTTTTATCTTGATTTTTCTTATTTAATTTACGTTCTTTCCATGATTCGATTTTACCTGTATCTTTGATGTTTAATATAGGTTTAACTCTTTCAAGAATAGAAGCAGTTCCTTTAAGATACTTTTCAATCATTTTAGAATCCTTGTAAGCATCAGGTGCTTCATCACAAGTTGATTTCGTAACAGATGTAGTATAGATTCCTGCTTCATCCATTTCGTTTTTGAAATTTTTTATATTAATTCGTTTTTTTGCTTCTGTACGAGAAAACTTTCTACCTGATCCGTGAGGAGCAGAAAAATTATAATCTGGATTTGATTTCCCTTCACATATTAATAATCCCTTTTTCATATTAAATGGGATCACCATTTTAGTTCCTATTCGAGATGATATTGCTCCTTTTCTAATAATGAAATCATTGAAGTCAATGTAGTTATGAACTGTTTCAATAACTTCACCAAAAGATTGAATATTTATAATATTCTTAATTGTATTGAGAATGATATTTCTATTTGTTGATGCATATACATTAGCAAATAACATATCAAATAAATATCCTATCATATTTTCATCAGTAAGATATTCTTTATTAATACCAAATCCGAATTCTTTTTTAAGTTCTTGTATTTTGTTAGGGATATCTTGTTTATTTGGTAATTTTTCTATAATATCTCTTAGTTTATCATTATATTCTTTTGGTACATTTTTAACTTTACCATTAGCAACATTAGACCAATACTCAGCAATTTTCAAACCAAAATTTCTTGATCCACAATGAATAGTTATCCAATGTTTATTCTCGTAAGTATCTGATTTACCGAGTTCTACAAAATGATTACCACCACCGAGTGATCCGAGTGATAATATAAACTTACCAACGTCCATATTGATATCTTTTAATTTTTGTGTAAGCCATTTTTCGTTATAAGTAGGAGCAGTATAATCAGTATTAAATTTTTCGTTGAATCTAACAATAAATCTATTTGCTAAAATTTGGACTTTATTAAATGGGAAAACTTTAATTTTTGATTCAGTATTAACATTAAATCCCATTGGGACTTGTTTTTTGATTTGGTTATCAATTTCAGCAAGATTCAACTTTTTATCTGTTGAAAACGATCCACTTAACACACCACATGAAATATCAACACCAATGTGTTTTGGGTTTAACATTTTTGTCATAGGCATAGTAAAACCAACACAAACCCCTGATCCAAAGTGTGTGTCTGATTGTATCCTAACAGGAACATTTTCAGAAACTTCTTGATCTAAGATAGACTGTATTTGAGATATTGTTTGTTCATCTACTTCATCTGTAAATATTTTACAGTCTTTATTGTAACGTCCTTTTAGAGTAATCATAACTTTATTTTTTAATTAGAGTGCAAAGATAGTTAACTTTTTCAAAATAAAAAATTAATATAATAAAAAAGATATTTTAAAATGGATTTTTATAACAACAAAGATAATGATATTTTAAAATTTAAATTAAACACCGAAGGTGTTGATAAAGATAAAATTGAAACTAGATTAATATTAACATCAAAAGAAAAATCCGATCATCTCCCGTTGATTAATATGTTGATAAAATAGAGTCTTTAAGATTATTGCTTATGAATTCGACTTTTAAACTACAATATCAGAAAAAATGATGTGCTTTTTTGAAATCATTGCAACATATAATACTGTAATTATCTGTAAACATATCTATTAAATTAGGGGGGTGATCGGATACCCCATTTTTTCAAAGGTTCACCAAATTAAATATTATATAAGTTATATATTAAAAAACAATCACAAAAAGTTTAATTATATATGGAATATTGATTTTTTATATATAATGGAAAAAATATTAAATATTAATAAAATTATATTTTTTTATAATTTATTTTAATATATATATAAAAATAAAGATTTTTATGAAATCCAGAATTTTTGCATATAATTCAACAGGGACAACATTTCACAATTTTAAAATTATTGGTTATTTGTCTTATAATAGGATAGGTGATGGTGCACCAGAAATAGATACAGTACTTGGTAATACAGATGGGTTATATCTTTGGGGGGGGCCTGATGAAGATATTCGTCATATTATTGGTATACCAGTACATGAAGGAAATCAACCAACCCCGGTACCTGGTAAAACTGCATTTCTTGGTTTTTATGGATCTGATAAAACTGATTTGGCATTTATTAATTTAGTTAATTGGAAAAGTGGTGAAAAATTCACAACTGTATCATCTGCTAAAAAATGGTTGAATTTACAAGGATATTGGTCATCTTATGGTAGATGGTTTGATTGGGAGGTAGATGGCGGTGGTAATCAATCATTAGGAATTGATTATACAGGTCAAACATGGGCTTGGGGTCGTAATAATTATGGACAATTAGGAAATAATACCATTATCGATCAATATACACCAGTTTCAATTTCAGGTTCAACGAAAACATTTTGTTCAATAAAAACGGGTTATTATCATTCATTAGGAATTAATTCTTTAAATTTATCTATAGAAGATTCAAATATATGGGCTTGGGGTCGTAATAATTACGGGCAATTAGGAGTTAATTCAGTTGTGAATTATTGTACACCAGTTTCGGTTTTAGGAGTAGATAAAACATTTTGTTCAATAACTACTGGTTATTATAATTCATTAGGAATTGATAATGCAGGTCAAGTATGGGGTTGGGGTCGTAATAATTATGGTCAATTAGGAGTTAATTCAGTTGTGGATTATTGTACACCAGTTTCAATTGTTGGAACAACGAAAACATTTTGTTCAATAAACAGTGGTGATTATCATTCATTAGGAATTGATTATACAGGCCAAGTATGGGCTTGGGGTAATAACGAAAATGGACAATTGGGTGTATATTATAATACTATAACACCAATAATGATAAATATTTAATTTATTTTTAAACATTTTTCATTCATTATCATATAATAAATAAAAAACTATTTATGAAAGACAATTTAGTACTAACTATATCTATAGGCGAATATTATGAAGAGTTGGGTAAAGTCACATTACCAAGTATTAAGAAATACGCAAAGAAAATTGGTGCAGATTTTTTAAATATAACAGAAAATGATCCAACTTATATAACCCAAAAATATAACAAATTTCATATTTATCAACTTTTAAATAAATATAAGAGAATAATTTATTTAGATGTAGATTTAATAATTAGAGAAGATTGCCCAAATCTTTTTGATATTGTACCAGAATCAAAATTAGGAATGTTGAATGAAGGTAAATATGCACCTAGAACAGAATATATTGTACAAGCATCAGAATATTATAAAGAAGAATTGAAAAATTGGGATGGTAAATTTTATAATTCAGGTGTTATGGTTATATCAAGGATGCATAAACAAATTTTCAAATTACCAAAAGGTATTGATTATGTTGAAACCGATCAACCTTATATAAATTTAAGAATTACTAATGATAAAATTGATATGTTTCAATTAGATTATAAATTCAATAGAATGGATTTATTTGATAAAATTTTAGGTATATCAAGATTAGATTCATATATTGTTCATTATGCAGGAGCACCAAAAGATCAAATTTTTGGAGTTTTACTTGGTGACATTAAACAATGGGAAATAGATTCACCTGAATATAAATATGATAGAAATATTGTAATTTCTGTTTCTGCTGGTATGGGTGATCAACTTTGTGCTGAACCAGTTATTAGATATATACAAAAAATGTATCCATATGCAAATGTTTATATTATTTCTCATTTTAAAAGATTATTTGAACATTTAGATTTACCAATTTTTGATTATGATGAATGGAAAGGATTAAAAAATGCAGTACTTACAATGTATTCATGTCCTAATGATGAACAGTCTAAAACTGATTTATCTCATGTATTATTTCACCCTACAGATTTTGCATCATTATCAATGATAAAGAGAACATTACCTGTTAAGGATAAAACAATAAAAATGAAAGTTGATATTGAAGATGTTTCAACTATTGTTGATATGTTGAAAGATAAATCGACAGATAAAAAAGTAGTTTTAGTTCATGCTGGTAAATCGTGGCCTTCTAAAACTTTTCCAGTTGAATGGTGGCAAGAAGTAGTAGATAAATTATCAGAAAAATTGACAGTTGTATTAATTGGTAAATATGTAGATGAAAAACAAGGATATCAACCAGTTAAATGTCCAAAAGATGGGATGGATTTTAAAGATATAACATCATTAGGAGAAATGATTGCATTAATATCATTATCTAAAGTTACATTGACTAATGATAGTTCACCAGTTCATATATCAGGAGCATTTGATAATTGGTTAGTTACTATTCCAACTTGTAAACATCCTGATCATATGATACCATTTAGAAATGGAGTTCAAACATATAAAACCAAAGTTTTATATAATAAATTGTTATTAGATGATTTAGAAATTAGACACACTGAATCATATCCAGATAATATAGATAAAATCCCCGATGGTAAAACTTTATATGATTATTTACCTGATGTCGATACTGTTGTAAAAGAAGTATTTGATATTTATGACAATGAAAAATAAAATTGATATTACAGTTATTATTTCAACAAGAGGTAGATATCATACGACTCTTCCTCTTTGTTTAATGTCTATATTAAATCAAACCCATTCACCAATTGAAGTGATATTGGTGGATGATAATGATATTAAAGAATTTTATGATATATCTATTAATAAAGAAATTCTAAAATTATTTAAATTAAAAAATATTGATTTTTCATATTTTTATGGGGAATCAAAAGGTCAAGTTTATGCACAAAAAATTGGAATAGATAATTCGAAAACAGATTGGATATTTAGAACAGATGATGATAATATATTAGAATCTGATGTATTAGAAACTTTAAAAAATTCTATATCATTTAATGTTGGAGCAGTATCTTGTTTGATATTAAATAATATAGGTGATAGTCAAAGAAAATTAGAATATAAATTAGATGTTTATAATGAAATAAAAAATATTTATTCTATTTTTAATATTCAAATGTGTCATAAACAAGATAAAATATTAAAAAAAGTAGAACACATATATTCTAATTATCTTTTTAAAAAAGATATTATTGAAAGTGATATTACACTAGATTTTTCACCAGCTGGACATAGAGAAGATACTGTTTTTACTTATGAGATATATAGAAAAGGATATGATTTAGTAATTAACCCTAATTGTATTATATATCATTTGAATGATAAAAAAGGAGGGAATAGAATATATCAAGATGAACAAATATATATAAACGAAAAAAGATTTATTCAAAGAATGAAAGATTGGGGGGTTATACCTAATAAATTAAAAATTGAAGAAGATAAGAATTTGATATTTACAATGTATGAAGATATTAAATATCAAATATTAATAAAATAAAGATTAAATATGAAAAACAAATTTGAATTTTTTACACCGTTAATGTGGGAACACGAATATAAATTAATTGAAAAATATTTAGAACCTGATGATATTTTGTTAGAGTGGGGGTCAGGTAATAGTACTATTCATAATTCAGGATTAGTAAAAAAGATTATATCTATTGAACATGATATTGATTGGGTATATCATATTCAAAAAACAATAGATGCTTACGAAATTGATAATATAATAATTCACCATGTACCATCACATACACCAGATCCAATACCTTGTAGATATGAACAATTTAAAGATTATATTGAATATGTAAAAATTAAAAAGTTCAAATTTAATAAAGTTTTAATTGACGGTAGAGCAAGAAAATATTGTGCAAAATCAATTTATGATATGATTGATGAGGATGTAATAATTTTTATTCATGATTTTAATCGTTTTGATTATCAAATGACTTTAAAATATTATGATGTCATTGAACAATTAACTGAAGGACAGGGGATAGCAGCTTTAAAGAAAAAGAAAAAAGTTATAGGAGATAATAATTATTATTAAATTGGGAAATTATTCAAGGAAAAATTAAATAATGAAAAAATAATTAAATAAATGGATATCAATAAAAATTATTATGAAGTTTTGGGAGTTGATAAGAATGCGCAAGATATTGATATTAAAAAAATATACAGAAAGAAAGCAATAGAAACTCATCCAGATAAATGTAATGATGATGTTGAATTTAAAAAGATAAATGATGCATATCAAGTAATCGGTGATAAAAATAAACGAAATGAGTATGATAAACGAAGTCTTTATGGTAAAAATTATAATCCTAATAATAATTTTTTTGGTAACAGATTTAATGTGAATTTTGAAGGGGTTGACTGGCGACACTGGAATGATATCAAATCAGGATTCAATGAAAACCTGGATATTAATTTGAATATTAAAGTCAATTTAAATGATGTTTATAATAATAAATGTTTGACAATTAAATATAATAGAAATATAACATGTGATGTTTGTAATGGGACGGGATTTGATCCTGAGAGTGAGTCTTATGAGTGTAGTGTCTGTGATGGAGTGGGTAAATCATGGAGTCCAATTAACGGGTGGGTTAATTGTAAATATTGTAGAGGATCAGGTAAAATTCACAATGGTACATGTAAAAAGTGTAATGGGGAGAAGGTTATATTAAAGGATGAAGAATTTCATCTTAATAATGTGTATAGAATTAAATCGAATGATTCTAAATATTTAGGTGGACGTGGTAGTCAATCAAAACATTATATGAATAAAAGAGGGAATCTAATTCTAAATATAATATATGATAATAATAATGAATATATTATAAAAGAAGATGGTTTATATTATAAAATAGATATCCATTATGAAGATGCAATAAATGGAAAAGATATAAATTACCATCATCTTGATGGTAAGGATTATATTTTGAAAATATTATCAAAAACAAAAGATGGTGGAATTTTAAAAATGCCGTCAAAAGGTCTTTTGATTAATATTAATGATCGTCAAAATCTCTATTTTCTAATTAATGTAGTAATTGATTATAATAGAGTTCAATAAAATTGTAAAGATTTTTTTTTTATTGGTTTTTTTTTATTATTTTTATTAAAAATATTAATATGACTTACAATGTTGCGTTATTTATTGTTGTTTGTGCATCAATTGCACCTTTATTAATTATATTATTGGATTATATAATAAAATCATTATATGTTTTATACTGGCAAAATATATTTAATAATAGAATTTCGACATTATATAATTATCTTCATCTTCTTAATAGAGGAAGAGGATATATTACAATTAGACGAAAAACGCTTAATGGTGGTTATGTGATGACATTGAAATCTTATATGATTACTAATGGAAAATCATATGAGTATCTTATTACCAATTCTAATGTAGAGGTATTAGGATGTAAAAAAAATAAAAATCCAATTAAATTAATGATTGGGGATGAATTTGGGATTAGAACTAGTACCAAATTATCTTCTAAATTAAAAGAATTATGTGAAGAATTAATAGTTGATTTTAATTATTCACAAAGACTTTTAGATATTTATAGTAGTAATGATGTTTTTAGTGATTTAAACTTTTATCCCAAAAGTGTTAAAGATATAAAAAGGGTTGCAAAAGAACTTTGGTCCGAAATTTCAAATAAAAACCCAAAAAGCACATCATATTATCTTTATTTAAAAAAATGTATTATATATTTTAGAAGACACAACAAAGAAATAACACGACTGAATATGAGGAATATACTTATTGCCATTGATTAAATTAATTAAAATGATTAAAAATATAGAATATAATAAACTTATATCCAACTTTAAGGGATTTCATGTAAGAAAAGAAAAATTCTTAAAATTATTTACTTGTTATAATTGGTATGAGGGAGATAAAAGGATAACACATGCTGGATATATTAGAGAACGGGATTGTTATAGATCTTTAAATTATAAATCTTGGGATGCACTAAAACCTGTAGTTGAAAAAATTGAAAAAATTGGATTTCAATTTGATATAAGTAGAAAATCACTAATTAATAAAAAAGAACATATATGTATAATATGGAATGATGAACATACTATTAATGTTTGTGAAATACAGAATACAATTAGTTTGATTGATGTGATTTATGAATTAGTAATAGAATTTATTAAATGGTATAATGAACTACACACAAACTAAAGATTTGTGTGTTTCCGACCTTGAAATTAAGGTTTTCTTTTTCAACGCTTCATTGCTTATGCCATCAAATAATGGTCTAATTTTGGCTCTGCGTTTGTAATCGGAAG